CGCTCGGAACGAGCGGCGCCAGGAACGGACCTTTGCCGTTGATCCAAAGCCCGGACGGCCATAGCCCGGCATCGCTCCAGGTTTCCGCTTGTATTGGAAATGTCGGAAACGGCCGCGCATCCCAATTCCAGGCCGACATGAAGGCGGTTTCGATCATCGGCACGCCGCCCGCCGATGCCGCATTGTTGCCGTCGGTGACCCAATATTCGTAGACCGCCTGCAGCGCCAGCGCCGGCAGGATGTCATCGCATCGCGGCGCGTAGCCGCCCGTCGCGGCCGCGCTCGGATCCCAGATGGACCAGAACGCCGTGCCGCCGCTGCTGCTCGCCGGAGCGAAGAAAACGTTCGGCTGGTTGGTCGAACGGTCGCAGGACGCAAAGCCATATTCGATGAATGCGATCGATTTCGATTGCGCGAGCCACTCGGTGAATGGACCACGCGGCTGCCAGCCGGTGCCGTCACCATCGTCATAGACGGCCTGATGAAGGTTGTTCCACCACCACCGCAGTTGTTTTGGCGCGAGAAGCTCTTGATTGGAAGAATAAGCATTGCGCGATTGCGTGAGCCGGTCGCCTTCGGGCAATGACACGCGCAGGTCGGTGCCGTTTGGATCGAGTCCGATGCCGAGATTGTTGCCGTCGTTATAAAACCAATTGAAATACTGACCGCCCTCGATGTTGGCCTTAAGATACGCCGTCGCGTAAATCGTCGGCTGACCGCTCAACGCGAGCCCGTTGAACGTCGCCGCGGTCGGCGGCCACGGACCGGACGGCAGCGGATCGAGCCAGTGCCGGGCGTCAAGGCCGCCGTCGCCGGTGGTCCAGTCGGAGAGCGGCAGATAATTGTCGAAGCAGACGAGATCGATGTTGTCACGCCCATAAAGCTGGTCGAGGTGAGGCCACTGCCCGTTTTCGCCGGCATGTTGAAAACCCATCCAATCCGACCAGTCGGCCGAATAGCCGATCAGATTGTGCAGGCCGGTCGTGTCCTTGGTCAGCGCGGCCGCATCGAACACGCTGCGCACGTCGTCCGACAATTGGATGAGCCCATTGACGAAGGGATAGTCCCAGGTGACGCGCCCGTCGGAGCCGGTGGCGCCCGCTTTCGTCCAGGCCGGGCCACGGATGGCTTCGAGCCCGCGTAATTCCGAGCCGAGCAGGAAGAGGTCGACGCCGCCGGCGAGCACCACAAGATTGGCGTAGTGCAAGATCATTCGCCGATAGGTGTAATCGGTCGGCGAACCTGAATAGGCGACCGTAAGGTTCGTGGCGTTGCGGGTGAACTGCGACGCCGCGGCCGAACCCAGAAACGCATTGACCGCATTGGTCGCCGCCGTCGAAAGGTCTGGCGCAAAAGTGATGTCGCCGCGCCAGGGCAGACCCGAGCATGTCATCAGCAGGAAGGGATAGAACACGACACGAAAGCCGCGGCTCTTCAGATCCAGGATGCAGCGCACGACCGATTGATCCGCCGGGGTGCCGCCGTAGATCGCCGCGCCGCCGCTTGTCGGAATGGGAATGAGGCCGGACGACGCTTGCGTGAGCGAAGACACCTGCCAGTTGTCGGCAATCCAGGTGCCACCGGCATACTTTTCAAAGACTCCGCCGATGAACGTCGTCGACGGATAGACCTGGCAGGCCGCCGCGGCGGTGGAATTGCCGAACCACGCGACGACGACGGCGACGGTGATGCAGCCCGGAAATTGCGCCTGCAGCTGATCGAGCGCGTAGTCGCAATCGCTCTTGCTGCCGCTCGGATTATAATTGAGATTGAGCTGGGTGAAGCCGCTCGCGCCGGCGCGTTTGCCCTGATAGGGCACGCTGTCATAGGTCCACTCGCCGGTCGACGGCAACAGATTGACGCCGTTGAGATAGGTCATGGTTTGATCTGTCCTCTCCCCTCGTGGGGAGGTGATCGCGCCGGATCAGACGGTGCCGTTGGTCAGTGATGAGCGCTCGCCTCGCCGCCGGCGGCGCACGGCAGTTCTAGGGCGTGCCGATCGGCAGCGGTCCGTCAACACGCGCGATCATTCGGAGATTTCGGTATCCGGAAACATGCAGCGATCGGCGGCGGGTTTGACCACACCTATTCTCACATAGCCGCTGTCGTCGTTCGGCTTGAGCCTTCCTGTGACTGATATGTGCATTGCTCCGGCTCCGGCGGCGGGAAGATCAGCCGTGTCTGGAGCTGAAGCGCCAGCTATCGTAGTCGACGTGCTCAAGGAAAGTTCCAAAGTCGCCCCAGCAGAAGCTAGGCATGGCGTAAGTTCCGCCCGATATCTGAAGGCGCGGCGGTCGTTGACACGAACCGGGTTGGGAGGCAGCGTCAGATGAATTGGCGAAGCGCGGACCGTTATATTGGTCGTTATCCCTCCACTGAGCGTGAAGTCGGTGAGTCCCGCGTCGCAGGCATTCCTCAAGGTTCCGGTGATTGTCACTACGCCCGGAATTATCGGGTCTAATTTGTCCGCCTTGATCTGCGAGAAATCCGTGATAGCGCCGAAAGCGCCTTGATGTTGTGCGGGTGTTGTCGAGGACGAGCCTTGATAATTGAGAACGGTTGTAAACGAGCCATCGCAATAAACCGTCGTGCTTTCCTGCACCTTGATCTGACACAGCGCATATGACGGCAACATTGCCAACGCCCACAATCCGACACCGGTGGTATAGAGCCACTGGCGCGGACCGGCACCGCCTAATCCACCATTCCGTTTTGGGAGTCTTTCAACGCGTCCCAACCGCGCGACTGCGAAACCACGCATGGATCGCATTACCCCGAAACAATCTTATGATAGTCCTGCGCGCGCGATCCGAAATGCCTCGCAAGGCTTGGTCGGCCAGTTTTCCCGCGCTGTGGCATTCGTGACACGCCGGGACCTAAGCATTTATTTGCAAATAAGATATTTGAACGGACAAGCAGGCCGCGACATTGAAAGTCATGGCCGTAGCCCGCGTAATCCCAGATGCGCGCCGCGCTTCACCGCGGCATTGATCGCGCGCATCATGTGCTTCGAATTGTCGTTGAAGAAGCGGGCCACGCTTTGCGAATCGAGCGCGGATACGTTGATGCTCACCGGCGCATGGATTTGCGGGCTCCGGGCGGCGCCCGTATAGGGGCCCGCGCCGCGCGCCGCCGGAATGATGGTTTCGCCCGGGTGAATGAGCGCCAAGCCCCCGCGCACGACATAATCGGTGCCGGTGTCGAAAATCGCCGCAGCCGACACCGAGGCCTGCGCCGCCGCCGCCGGACCCGCTGCCGCGGGTCCCATGACCGGCGCTAGAAAAGCAAACACGCCGGCAAAAGCCTGCGCCGCATCGGTCATGATCGCCTGCACGGCAGTGGCCGCATTGCTGAGAATGCCGGCGCTCGATGCAGCTTGCTCGGCCGCGGCGCGCGCCGCAGCGCCGGTCGTGGTCGCAGTGGTCTGCGCCAGCTCCGCCGCCAGCCACTTCACGACCATCTGCTCGACCATCTCGATGAATTTGATGGTCAAATCCTCGAGCATTTTTATCATGGCTTTGTGCCAGGTCGTGGTGCCCTCCAACAGGCCGCGCAGCTGCGAATTGAAGGCGCCCGTGACGGTCGAGAGATACTCTGTCCACTGCGCTTGCTGAGCGGCCATGGACTGTTCGTTGAGACGGAGGATAGCCGCGTTGCTCTTTTCGCTTATTTCCACAAACTTGTCGTGAATGGCCTGCTGCTGTTGCTCATCAAGCTTCCCCAGCAGAAGCTTCTGATTGAGGAGTGCGAGTTCGGCACTATATTCGTTCTGCGTTTCGGCCTCGAGCAAAGCGAACTTCCGGTCTTGCGTAATCTTGAATTGACTCACCTCGGCGTCGAGGAGGGTTTTCTGTTCGCCGAGACGGATCCGGAGAAGCTGGATTTGCGCTCCTATTCCCTGGACTTGTCCGGCGGCGCCTGTTGCGGCCGTGCCGATATTGCCGACCCCTTTGGCGCATTGATTGATCTGGTCGAGCGGCAAGGCTGCACCGAACGAATTTGCCAATCCATCGAGCTTGCCGCTCAGTCTGCCCACTGGCGCGGTCAATTCCGCAAGTGCGCTGCGCACCTGTGCGATGCCGGCGAGCGCCTCATCCGTCGAGGCGCCGAATGTAATGACAACGCTGTTATCGTCAGCCATAAAATCGACCTCAACGAATCATTTGATCGTGCCGCCCGGAAACATGGCGAGCAGCTCGTGATAGTTCTGCGACGCGCGCGCCCGCGGCTTGTAACCGAAATAGGCGGCGGCCAGCTTGCGCAGCGGCGGCGCATCGGCCCAGGCCCGGTGCAGATCCTCGAGAAAGGCGATATCGACCTGATCGAGAACCTGGTCGCGCGTCCAATGCAGCTCGATCACGAGGTCGGCGACGAGCGCGCGCCAGTCGACTGCGTCGAAGCGCTCGCCGCCGGCGCCGGGGTCCCCATCGCGCCGACGCGATGGGGCTCCGATTCCCCCATGGCGGCATCCGCTCTTTTGCCGCCGGCCTGCTCGATCACCACCGGCAGCGCCGCAACCAGTTCGGCGATGGTGATCGGCAGATCGAAGAATTCTTCACGCGTCAGTCGCGGATGCGCGCGGCGCAGACCGTGCCACAACACTTCGGCGAGCGGCGTGAGGCGCTCGCCGGACATGTTGTCTGAACCGATAGCGGAGAGCTTCGGCACATAATCGGCAATGGCGAGAATCTGCCGCAATGACAGCGGCGCCACCTGAAAGTCGCGGCCGGCGAGCCGCACCGCGCGCGCCGTCGCAAGGTCGATGGCTGCGTCAATCTCCAGGCTCACGCGCGCCTCCCCTACTCGCTCAGGCTGATGGTGCCGATATTGTTCGAGGAATCCGCGATGGCCTGGAAGTCGAATTCGGCCACGGTGAATTTCTGATTGGAAAACGGCAGCGACAGTTTCGAGGAAACGCAGGCATTGAGCTTGACCACAAGGTCCTTGGCGGTGCCGTAATAGTTGAAAGTCTCCTTCAGCGCGATTTCGAACATCGGCAGCGGACCGGTGAGCTGGTTGGCGAGGCTGATTTTGTTGCCCGACGCGATGGTGTAGCTGTAATAGATCAGCACGGCCGCGCCGTTGTCCGCGGAGTTGAACGTATAGACGCCGCTCGACACGCTGTACTGGCCCTGTGCCGGCGACGATGCGACGGGCAACAGCTGCGCGCCGCTCGAAGCGTAGAACACGCCGTAATCCTCGACGAAGGTCGCACTGTTGGCGACCGTGACGGCACCCGCCGTCACCGTGCCGCTTTCTCCCGTCGTCATTTCCAGCATCGAATTGGCCGTCAGCGTCTGGCCGAGGAACAGATTGTTGAACTGTGTCGCCTGCAGCCGCGCATATTTGGCCTTGCCGGTAATCTTGAACTCGCCGCCGCCGGCCGCGACCGCCATATTGTACTGGCCGAGCAAGGTCTCGATCTTGCGGTCGAAATCGATCGAGACGGTGTCGAGCGTGCCAAGCAGACAAGGCGGCTGGCCGGTCACGTCGGTGCGCTTGCCGATCAGCGTGCCGGAGCCGAAGGCGTATTGGGTCATGGATGGAATCTCCTCTGTAGGGTGGGCATTGCACCACCTCAATCATGACGTCGGGTTTGAATTGCACGTGCAATGCCCACGCGGCACAGTTTAGGTCGGCTTATGTGGGCAAAATCGCGAACGCGATGAGCGTGAGCCTAATCGCCGCAACGGGCGATTTTTGTCCACCCTACGACGGTCTACGGAACGAGAATCTGGAACGGGATGGCGGCGACGGCCTTGCCGTCGACATCGCCGGTATCGACGAACACCGGCCCCAGCGGATAGCAGTGCGCGACGAGCCCGCCGAGCGTCTGTTTGTTGCCGCCGAGCGCATCGGCGCCGGACGGCGCCACCGCCGCATCGATGGCATCGAGCACCGTATTCATCGCGGTATCCGGCACGTCTTCGGGATCCAAGCCGGCGGAGAGATAGACGAACACATGCGCATTGATGGTCAGCGCCGGCAAGCCTTCGCTTTGCCGGCCGCGCTGCTCGCCGGTTTTCAGCATGGTCAGAAACGGCATCTGCGTCTCGTTGACCTGGTCCCAATGCACGAAGCGCCGGCTGGTTGCGGTGAAATCCGCCGCGCCGGCGATGAGATCGAAGAAGGCAACAGAGATTTGTTCGCGGGTGGCGGTGGGCATGGTAGGTTCTCTTGTATTAATTTCGCCTAGTTCATTCTAGGAATTGTCATCGCTCCAGGTCATCAAATCTGGGGTCGTGCAAATCAGTAAGCCAACATAGATTCGTAGGCGACTCTCCATTTCGCACACCAAATTGACCGTCTGGACTTTGCTCGCGCCAACTACGAAGGCAATAGCCACAGATCGCAATATTACGCACCGATAATTTCGGAGCAGACATCAATCAATCTAACCCTAAACCGAGGTGAGATAGCCCTGATTTTCGCTAAATAAATGACGAGCGCCATAGACACCGGCAAGAGAGACGAGATAGGAAATCAGATGATGATCAGACCGACCGAAGTCCGATTACTGATTTTCGGAAGAGTTCTGTGCGTCTTTCTTTGCCTCGTCCAATAAAGCGCTCAATGCAGGCGACGGCCGCGACAAATCCGGTTGGACCGCGTTAAGATATTTTTCAATCAGCGAGCGCCAGATTAGCGACTTTTGATGTGGCGATAAGCCAGATCGCGCAATTAGTAAGTCAACTGTATTTATGTGATGTACCGTCGATTCCGGAGCACCTCGCCTACCAAAAATAATTGGAACAAACAACCAGGGAGCGACAACTACGATATACCAAATGGAATTAAACTCATCAAATGCCACCCAAGATTTGTCGGCGCCGGTTTCCGCCAAGACATGAATGCAAGTTTTTATAGCAAAACCAATTGCAATCCCCAGGGCGAGTCGAACAGGAAAAAGAGTTCCAAGAGAAGTAACAAGATAACGCCAAAAGCCAGACAAATCGGCAGGATTCAAGTTCGTGCTCCGGCAAAATCCTCCGAGTCGGCATCTGCATCGCCATCTATGTGATACGGTCGAGATACTTTTATCCCTGGGGAATTATCTCCATCATTTTTTTGACTAACAATAAATGCGATTAACTCCTGCGCCTCAAAAGCGTTTGCACCAAAGTATCCTCTTAAAACTCGAAATTCCGTGAGGGCCGTCTGAATAAATAAAAGCCCTATGACTAAGATAGAAACAACTAACGTTCCGGTATCCTTGATCGCAACTGCACCGATTGAAACGATGAGAATTATAACAATCCCCATTAGAGTCCGATGATTGAGCCTCTCAAGATAATTTTCTGAGAGAATGTCAGAGGATCGCCTGACAGATCGAGGAGCAAAAATGGAGAGTCTCGTCCATTTGAAAAGCAGACGTCGGAATTGAAACCTTCGGGAAATTATTAACTTGGCCGCTACGGCTGTAATCAAGGTGCCGAGACCAAGGTAAACACAATTGCAAACGCCATTTACGCTCATTATCTCTTCAACCGCAAAAAATCCCAGGGTGAATAATACTATCCCGGACACGACGCAAAATGTACATACATTCGCCGCGCCTTTTATCAAAGACGATATGAAAGGTTTGAGGTCTGACATCGCTAGCGTTAGTCCATCGCTTTGGGACGATCCTCGACTTTATCTCTTAGACCGACGCCCCGGGGTAAGCACCTCATGAGCGCAACGGAAATATAGAATAAAACGATCTCGCTTTGCAAGAGATTGAACTTGCTAGTATTTTTCACGCGCGGCGCCTTAATTCCTTTTGGAAACGGCTATAAACCCACTACGGTTCCGGCGCGGCAAAGTTTTTCAACCCTTTCTATGCCATCGTCACCACCACCGCCCCGCCCAAACCGTCGCTGATCTCATCCGCCGTCTTGGCCAGCGACGAGCGCATGTAGGAGCGCGCCGGCAGCGCGATCGCCGACAGGTTGACGCGCGCGGCGAAGACCTGCATTCGCCGAGTCGTCCTTCTACCGCGCAAGCATCCAGCAAGGTCAGACACGCTCGGCATCCTCTTTCGCGGCTCTTGGGTTCAGCACCTGCCAACCCACCGCCGCGCTTCTTTCACCAGTTTGGAGAAAGTGCAGTGCAATCTCTTCAAGCTCATCAAAGCTGATGATATAGCGCGCGGCGAACGGCGTCGGCGTGCCAGCGGCAAAGAATTCGACGCAGCCCTTTTGCATGGGGGGCGCAACGAAACCGCCATAAGATATGGCGGGGAGCCGTCCGCACAGCTGTGTTGCACGGCGCACAGATTAGCGCCGAGTCCAAACGTGAGCTGAAATCCGTTGTCGCCGATTAGCTCCGCGACAAACGGCCGTTGATTTCTCCGACTATTAAGAAGCTCTGCGAGCTTGTCTTTTTGCAAAAATATCTCGCCATTCATTGGGTCGAATTTGTCTTGATAGTTAAGGTTATTGAACAATCATGGCCTGACTCCGTGAAAGTCAATCCGAGTGCCATCTGGGAGCACGACGTGCAAAGTGCTTCCGGGCGGAAGCACCCTTGGAAGATTTCTCTCGCAACTGACACAAATGTCAGGATTGTTGATTTCAAGTATTGCTTCGTTGACTTCCATTTGTCGCATCAGCGCTGCCGCATGGCCCTCAACGTGCGTCATTGTAACGATATCGAAGTCTGAACTGTCGTCTGGTACATTCAGCGTGGGTTCATAATATCCGCTTTGCAGCTCTACCGTGATGCCTCCCCGACAAACGGATGAACAAAGGCGGATTGTTTCGCCGCCTGTTGAGTGATTTCTGAGAGTTTCCCACAATCGGTGATGACGACCCCGTTCATCGGATCGGTGTCGTCTTGTTCGTTGTCATATCGCACTTTCATGGGTCGATACCTTCAAAGCGAATAACCGTTTTATCTGGAAGCACAACGTTCAACGTAGCTCCCAGTGCGAACATTTTTTGGCAGTAATTTCTGTAGGAGCGTTCCGGCAGGCAGAACTCAGACTCTGGTTCACGAAAACGAAGCCTCAAATTTCCTCCCAGGACACCGAGTCGCTACGCGCGCCAGTCGCCAGGAAACGCAAAGCAATTTCCTTCAGTTCATCGAAGCTAAGAATGTATCGCGCCGCGATCGGCGTAGGCGTATTGGCGGTCAGAAACTCAATTTCACCGTTCGTCAGTGGGGGTCGACGCGATACCGCCATCAAGTATGGCAAATCGCCATTGATGCGGCGATGCTCGACACAGCCAAAGTCCCCGCCAATTCCCACCACCAGCTCGAAGCTGTTATCCCCGCGAAGCTCGGCAATGAAAGGGGGTCGCTTCCGTGCATTGTCGAGTAAACCGGAGAGACTCGCCGCTTCAGCAAATACCGCATCGTGCTGCGGATCGGATTTATCCTGATTGTTACGGAATTGAACGATCATCGCGGGATGCCCTTAAATTCCATGACCGTCCCATTCGGGAAAATCACCCTCAAGGTTGCCCCCTGGCGGAAGCATTCTTGGAAGCAGGCTCATGCAACTATCGCAGATTTCCGGATTGTTTATAAAAAGCGTTGCATTGTCGATCCCACGTTGCCACATCAGTGCTGCTGCCTGTCCTTCAACATGCAACCTGGTGACACCATCAAAGCCAGGACTTCCCGGAGGCATAGCTGGTGCCGGACCTTTAGATCCGCTCTGCAGTAGATCGATGAGGGACTGCGATGGCTGAGTAGCGCTCGCTTATTGCATCGCCCCTACCGCCGCTTCGCTCAGCCCGTCGCTGATCTCATCCGCCATCTCGGCGAGCGACGAGCGCATATAGGAGCGTTCCGGCATCGCGATCGCCGGCAGGTTGACGCGCGACGCGAAAGCTTGCTTGCCGCCGAGGACGAAGGCGAGCGCCCTCGCCTTGTTCGGCACGATCTCGTGCGGCGGGATGACGCCGCCGAATTCCTGGATCGCGGCGTATTTGATGTCGCCGGACGTGCTGACGGTGACCACGACATTTGCTGATGCGTCGTCAACAGTAGTCACGATCGAGCGGGCCAGCGCGCCGCTCTTCTGATTGAGCACGCCGCCGGAAAGCTTTTGCTGGATTTTCGCCTGCAGCGCGGCGGCAAGCATGTTGGCTTTATCCGACAGTGCGTCGCGCAGCCGGTCGGGCAGCGTGTCCAGTGTTGCGCTGCATTGATCGAGTAGAGAAAGTTGGAGCATTGACCGTGTCTCCGATCATTGCCGCAAGGGGCGCCCATCGCGCAAGCGCGGTGGGGCGCCGTAAGCGGGATTCCAGACAGACAGCGAACTGAACTCCGGGGTCCCCGCTTTCGTGGGGACGAGCGGAAGGCCGTTTGATACGAGGCTCGCTACGCGCTCACCACGCTGCGATAGGGATCGAGCGAGGCGCGGATGAAATCCGGCATGTCTTTGAGGCTATAGGACGCGGTCATCTGCCCGGACACGGTCTGCGCGCTCTGCCCGACGCGGGTGCGGTAGCGGTAGCGCTC